TGATATTGATGAGCCTTCTGAACCAGAAACCGTCTCTGAAGGAGAATAGGTTGCAAAGTTTCCCTGGATAACGGAATCTGTCGCTACTGAAGAATCAATAGCTATCAGCGAAACACCGATTCCGTAAATATCAGTCGATGTTGACGAATCAGTGGATGTTATAGCGGATACCAACCCTACCACATCCGATGAGCTTGAAGAATCAATAGCTATCAGCGAAACACCGATTCCGTAAATATCAGTCGATGATGACGAATCAGTGGATGTTATAGCGGATACCAACCCTACCACATCCGATGAGTTTGACGAGTCAACAGAAACCGGAGTTACGTTAATGCCTGGTTTGTCGGATGATGTTGACGAATCAGAAGGAGATGCCCTTGCAACAATTGCTGAAGCATCTGTTGCTTTCGATGAGTCGGCAGGCCTCTCCGTATCGCTTACGGGAGCCGTCGCGGTTATCTGGATTGTGAACGAATTGGCATCTGATGCCATGCTCCCGAAACTACCAGGGGTTTCCGAAGATGACGGTGACGATTTGTAGAATATTCCTGAAGAATGAAACGAATAGTTATTCGTGTTTCCTGTGGTATACCCCGTCGGATTTGACGGTAATGTTGCTGAGAAACTCGCTATAGCTGCAAGGCAGTAATCAGAGCTACTAAGCCCTGTTAATGTCGGGCCGTTCTGCCCATCAACAGTATGATTCCCTATTGCAGCACCACTGAAAGTCGCCATAGATGCGGAAGCGTTTGCGCTTACAGTGATATTGAATGACGATGTTGACGTCACAGTCCTATAATAGATCGATCCACTTGCCTCGCCGTCTAATAGTGTCCAATCTGATGGTGTCGTTATACTACTGTTTGATACTACCATTACAGCGAGGTGGCCTGATGCCGTACCGGCAGGGTACGTCATCGTTATTGTCCCGTTTGAGGTGTATTGGCCAGACCCACCAATGAACGCGATGCTCATATCAGCTAAATTGCACCGTGTAGTTGAGTGTTAGCTGAAACCCATTACTTGTAGTCACAGGCCCGATAAGCAGGTGACTTAGCATGGTTCCTGCGCTCGAAGCGTTAAAGATTCCAGCTTCCTGCACAGTGCTTGCTCCCGAAGCAGTCCATGTATAGGCTATCTTCAGTGTGTCGTTCGTGTAAGTCGTTGTGGTCCTCGAAACAGTGCCAGATGCTCTTGCTAGCGAATTCGTTGAGATTTCGCCTCCAAGCGCAGTATCGCCAACAACGGGAGTTGTTGCGCTTGTGCCCACTGCGAGGTACGTAAACGCCGTTACGCTTCCCGTGTTACCAACAAGGCCCGCAATGGCGGCCTTGCCAGCACTGGTGATGATATTGTTGTAGGTTTCCTCATGCACGACATTGCCTTCAGCATCTTGCAAGATGACCGTGCAAGTACCGTCAATTTTAACAATATTATCTTGTTGCTTTTCCTGTCCGAGAATTTCAGTTTCCGGCATAATTTGCTCCTATTGAGTGTTACTGTTAATTTGGTTATACACTTCTGAATATCACTCCGTTAACACGGAATCGCGCGTATCCTGTTGCCGTTCCGCTTGTCCATGCAGTGGCAACTACCTGAAAAAATTTCATGCTTAAAGGAAGATTCCATGCGCCATTTGCCGTGCAACTGGTTACTCCTGTTGCAGAACCAACCGGCTGAGCGATAAGGTTAGACCAGTTTGTCGCGTCAAATGAACCCTGAAAGGTAAATGTTCCTACCCAAGTTCCTTGAATTTGGAAGCAAACATCGCCAAATTCCGAAACCTCAACAGGCGGAATGAGTAACCCGCCGTTTGCCGTAACCGAGTTTAAAACAAAATCCCTCACCAGTGCGCGGTGGGGTTCTCCAAGATTATTTATCTCCTGAATGACCTGTGTTGGTATTATTGCCTGAGATGCGGCCATGATGATGGGATGATGGAGTTAAAAAAATGCTCCAAAGAAAATCCAAACATCTGAGAACTATTCCAGTGAGTAAAATATTTTGTAGATTTGTAGTGAAGGTATCTTCAACAAAGATTATTGAATCATGTGGGAAATAGCAGGAGGAATTCTTTTGGCGATGCTTGCCATTACTTTAGCGCCGATTGTTGTTGTGCTCTTCCTTATCGGCCTTTTGGTGTTGTTTGTTGTGGCTCTGTTCTATAACCCAAATATGGTTATAATGTTTGGGTTATATCTATTAGTAGCCTTCCCTTTATTTCTTCTTAGAGAGCGATTATACAAAAAGAGATGATCACTTATTGTATTGCTCACCCACTGATGCCCCGAACGGTGTTAAGATAGTAGGCAAAATTCTTGGATATTTCGCAGGCAACTGGTTCAGTAAAGGCAGTCCATGTGTAAGATACGCTGCTGATATGGGATTATCTGTCGCGCCAAGAATGAGGTTTGCAATCCCTGCTGAAGGAATTGCTGAGAGCGGATTCTGAGCAAGACTTTCGACAAACGTTCTTGTTGCCGTTCCTGAATCGTTAAGAAGCCGCCAGTTTTTGTTCGCCTCCGCCAACCGTGCTATATCGACCAATGGGCCAGATATAGCACCTGTCTTATATGCATCACCATAGTAACTCTGCAATGCGTTCGCTACCGATAGAGGGTTTACATTACCATTGGTTACTGACTTTCCTTTTGTAAGGGTTTTCAGTGACGAATACATGTTATCGGCCTTATCGAGTACGTCCTGAGATTTTTGAGGCAACGACTGGATAGCATTCTCTTGGAGGATCTTTTGAACATCCTTGAGAGCTGAACCAAGGGTAGTGTTTGGAGATGATGAATAGAGAGCATCGTCTGCAGCGTTTTTAAGCATTGTCCTGCCGCCCTGATAGATATTCCCTGGTACGTCTCCTGCTCCGGTAAAGCTTGTGTATTTGTCGATTGCGTTATTCACACCTTGCCCAAGATCTCCAAAAGGAGCGTACTTTGACTTAATATCAGCGATCTCTTGCTGGAATTCAGGCCCAAACTGAATGTTTGTATCAGGAGAATAAACCTTGTTATAGAGCGATCCTATGTTATTCTTGGCTACACTGAGAACATCTGGCGTTAAAGCATCTGCATCTTGGCCTATTGATTTTGCTGCAAGCTTGTTTAACGTTGACTGATTTCCCGTTACACGCGACTTCTTCCACCACGTCGCGCCAGGAATATTCGACAACTGATCTTCTATGCTCATGAGACCTGGCCTTCCAGTCCTTTGTCCTGGAGTCAGGTTTATACCTATCTTATCAGCTAACGCAACACCAGCTTTTTCAGATGGCGAAAGATTTCCCATTGGTCGGAATATCGAGTTTGCAAGCTTTCCAACACCATATCCTGCTGCTCCACCAAGCAATCCTCCACCAATATTGCCAGCGGACTGGCTTGCATAATCGCTGTTCTGCGTATCAACCGGCTGGAAAGAACCAAGAACCCCTCCTATCGCAGCGGATCCTAAAAGCGTATTTGCGCCAGGCAAAAACATTAAAGGAAGTCCTGCCGTTGCGCTCCCTAAAATCCTTCCCAAGTCTATATCAGACCCATTTTGAGTTTGATACGCTTTGTTGTAATCCCTAAGGCTATTTGATATATCCGCATCATTTTGGCCCATATTTTTGGTCAGCTTATCAATGATATCAGGCATAATAGGAGAAATTCCAGACATCAAAGGAGCTAACGAAGGAGCGGTCATTGCTCCAATATTTGGCAATACCGTGCTTAACGGAGTATCGGTAAGCGGAATATTATGTGTATTAATCCAGTCCATCAAGTGCATGGCTCGCTGGGCTGCTCCCTGACCAACATCTGTTAAACCCCTAACGAAACTATCACCAAAATTTAATTGCTTATCAGGGGAAGAATGCTGTTGGTTATCATTTCCCTGTACCGGAACAGGGCTCCACTGGTAATATTTTGAGCTCCACTGATGAGCGTTTCCATTAGCATCTTTATACCATTCGCCCTCCTTGATATCATGGGAACCGTCCCAATAGGAAATATTGCCTTGTTGCGCTTGCTGATTCTGAGGAGTTGTTGTTTCAGGATCCAAACCGAAAATATCAGCTCCTGTCGAACCAGAAGTATCTTGTTGCTGATTTTGCTCGCTCTGATTATTTTGAGATACCCCTCCAGGAGATAATCCAAAGATATCCGCACCATCAGAAGGGGTTTTTGCCTGGCTTGGAGAAAAAGCGGATGCCTGAGTTTGTTCAGGTTGCGGCCCATTTGAATTTGGAGAACCAAGAACTTTTGTGACATAATTTCTTGTTTCTGCAATATTTGGGATACCACCAGAACGCCTTACATTTCCAGGTCCCGCATTATACGCTGCAACGGCAAGGTCAGGACTGCCGAAGTTATCAAGCTGCTGCTTAAGGTAACTTATGCCACCCCTTACATTCTGTGCCAAATCTCTTGGATCAACGCCAAGATCGTTAGCCGTTCCAGGCATTAATTGCATCACACCAATAGCACCAGCATCACTTACCTTTCCTTGATCGAATCCAGACTCTGCGTTCGCAACACGAAGAGCAAGGTCAGGATCTACGCCCTGGTTAATCGCCTCTTGTGATATTAAGCCTGTAATATCCATTACTGATTCTGAAATATTGGGTTTTGCTGAGTCCAGATATTCATGTAATCCTGAAACCCTTTTCCTGAGCTGTCAGGAGTATCTATTCTTCCAAACCTTTGCTGCCACTGTCGAGCCATATTTGCAGTTTGTATTTGCCTGTTAAGAAGAGCTATGGCGTTTTGTGCTATAAGCATTCTTCCGCCAGGCGTGTTGGCTAATGACGGACTTACCTGATTAAATAATGAGACTTCATTGTCCGTCATCCTGGTGATTCCGGCATTTTTTATCAAATCCGGCACCATGCTTGTTGCCAGCGCTTTTGCTGCATCTTTATTTGCAACATTCCCAGGGCCTATACTGAATCCAAGCGATTTTGCTGCACTTTGAATATCATATTGGTCTGGAGCAAGCTTTCCTCCGTTTTGATCTGCGAGAAGCTGCTGGATCTGCTGATATTTAGCAATATTTGTTCTAGCAGAAACGGCATTATTCTGCATAGCGTTATACTCATTTGACGCTGATTTCGCGGTATTTGTTTGGTATTCGGTATTTCCAGCGACAGATGAGGGATTGAGCCCTACAATTGCTCCATTTCCTGAGTAGCTTCCTGTACCAGATGGTGAATAGTAACCTGTTCCGGTATAACTGCCAGTTTGTGGAGAATATGCTTGCCCATTATTATCGGTCGGAACATTTCTGACGACCATTCCCGTATTTGGATCCACTGAATTGAAAGCTTCAAGGTTTTTCCCAAGAGCAGCCGTTGCTGCTTTTCCTGTGTTATACCCTGGTATCCATGAATATGACCCCGTTGCTGGATCGTATTGCATTCCCTCCGGAACTTTTGGGGTTGCTGATATGGATCCATCTGCATTCTGAATCATGCTTCCCTCTCTTACAGCATTCCCAAACTTAGCCACCTTCCATGCGTCCAATGCGTCTTTAGGCAAAAAACCATATGATATTGCTCCCACGAGCTTGTCGAGAGGCATGCTTGCGAATCCTCCTGAATTGCCCTGCGATGACGGTTGATCTGGTTGCGCTTGTTGAGGCTGTATTTTTTGTAATAGCTGCATTCCATAATCAGGATTTATGGACATAGGATCTAGGGCGGAAGACTGAAAGGGTGCAGGGTCTTGTGAATTCTCTTCATTATTCGCAGAATATCCTGTCGGTTGCTGCGCGCTTGACTGTTGGCCGCTATTCATTAAACCATTAAGGAACGCCATTTTTTGGCGCGCCATATTCATCTGCATGGCTTGCTGCTGATTCTGAATACCCTGCTGATACCCCTGCTGACCTCCTGCCAAACCTTGTGCAATCGCTTGCCCTATTCCTACAGGCATGCGGGATGGCGCGGATGCAGCAAGGAGACCTTGAGCTATTCCGAGTAAGCTTTGCGTCTGAGGATCAGCATAATTTATGTCAAGTAGTCCCATGATGTCAGATTTTTAAATACCGAGTAAATTACCGATACCACCAAGAAGAGAAGTTCCTCCAACCCCACCGAGCGGCGTTGAAGCAGCAAGAGTTCCTCCTAATATCCCTGCTAATGGATTTGTATAATATGGAGTTTGGGCTGTAGTTGTTGTGTTATATGGTTGACCTTTCATTGTACTCGCGAGCCCTGAAGCCGCTTGTTGTGGGTAAAGAAGGCCATAGAGATAATTCTGATAAGCAGTAGACAGCGCGTTCTGCTGTGTTGCTTGTGCAGTATTTCCCATTCCAAACAAGCTGTTTTGTGCTTGTTGTTGGGCGTTTATTCCAAGTCCTGCCTGTTGTGTTCCGAGTGTCTGTTGGGCGAGTCTGTTCTGAATGTCCTGATTCGCCATTGACTGAGCGTTGGTAAAATTAGCCTGGTTAAGTCCCGCGTCCGTATTCGCCATAACTTGGGCGTATCCACGATTCGTCTCTGCGTTCTGTACACCTAATCTATCACCACCAAAAGCACCAGCAGCAATGGCGTTATCTCCATTCCCTTGATTGGCAATAGTGTTCTGTCTCTGCAGCTCCGAATTTGTCGTATCAATGACGTTCTGCGTATATGGGTTCATATACTGCGACAGGTTTGAGCCCGCTACCGTTCCAGCATTCTGACCCATTAGGCCTGATAATAGGCCATACCCATTAACGTTCTGCGCATTATTGGCGTTCGTCGTAGCATTCGATATGCCGAGATTCTGAGCGGAGCTTAACGGAGCAGCAAGGGGTGCTGTGTAACTGTATGGCGTACTCGCTGCATTACTCGCCATGCCATAAATATTGTTCCACTGAGCCTGCACAGCAGGATCTATGGATGTTTGCTGGGTTTGTGTCGTACTTCCGCCTTTGCTCATAATTCTTTCCCTATTAAGTTTTCGTCCTTAAACCCCTTGTCTCTGAAAACTCGCTTCCACCCAGACCGTCCTGAGATGAAAATTTTTACACAGCCTGCAGAACGCGCTGCGAGTTCAATATTTTCATACATTACCAAGAGTTCTGATATATCCCCGCCAGCAAAATTTATTGTAACGCACCTGCCTAAATCGCCTATCCATTCTTCAGTGACTACTGCGGATTTTTCACCACACCATAAACACCATTTCAGATTAAGCACCTTTTCTTCGACTTGCTCAATGGAATAGACGCCATACCGTGTAGCCTTCTCTATGATTCCTTTTGCGAAATCCCACGAACCCTTAAGCTTTTCCGGATAATATGCGCTCATTCTGGCTTCTCCGGCCATACAATTTTTTCAGGGAACCCAACCTGTTTTGTTATATCCCTTAATGCTTTCCTGTACGATACCCACTTCTCTAAGTCAGAAACAGGTGAATCAGAAAGCATTATATAATCTGTTGATGCGATAAGTCTATCTCTTTCAGAACGAGCAATGGCTGCTTTCCGGCCACCGCTCTTATCTAATAACTCTTCTTCAGTGTAATCTACAATAGACTCATCCTTGATGTATTGAGTCATCGGATTTGCTTCTCCAATGACAACAGCCTCACCAAGTAAACACTGGCTTTTAACATGATCTTCAGGGCATGACCCAGTTCTTAAGATTTGCCCTGTGTCAGGATTATAGACTATAAAGTTCATCGTTTCCCCACGATTGCTGTTATTGTTCTGACCCTTGTTATTGAATCAGAATAATTTCCTGTACCATGATTAAAACAACTAAAATAATACGTCCCTGGTGTCGCGTTATAGATAATAGTCATGGAGTAAGTCCCACCATAAGGAGGGAACGAGTTGAATAAATTACCAGCAGCCATGAAATTAGAAGTATTAAGACCTATGTCAAAATATGCCTGAGAGCCCACGTCCTGAGCTCCCGTAATGACTATTGGCACCGTCGAAGATCCCGACGGAAGGTCAGCCGTATTTATTGTAACCGCTAGTGTGACCTGCCCCCATGCATAGGCAGAAGCACAAAGCATATTTGTTGCCGCATTGTTGGCTATTTGCGTGCTTCCAGTGCTTCCATTAACCAGTAATTGGCCATTAATCTTCACTTGTCCGCCTTCGACCTGAAAAGTAGCTGCGGTGGCACCAGGTTTTATTATTTGGAAGTCGTCTGCATTGATCTTGAACGTCGAATAATTGCTGCCATTATTCATGACAAACCCAGACACATACCCGTTAACGTCAAGATTTACGCCATACAACGCCTGAAGTCCATTTATAGACGACCCGTATGTCGATAGGGTTGATGTATTCCCTGAAACGGTTGTGCTTAACGTATAGACTGTGCTGGATATCGCTGAATCTGCCGATGCTCTTGCTGAAGATTCTGCTGTTACGAGAGCTTTCGTTGCCGCAAGTCCTGTTGTTGGATCGTTTACCTGAGCGGATAGAGTTGTAACCGTACTGGATATCGCTGAATCTGCCGATGCTCTTGTGCTGATTTCATTAGATAAATCAGCTCGTGTTTTAGGTAGTCCTGTCGAGGAATCGTTTACCTGCGCTGAGAGCGTTGTAACCGTGCTGGATATCGCTGAATCTGCCGATGCTCTTGCTGAAGATTCTGCTGTTACGAGAGCTTTCGTTGCTGGAAGTCCTGTAGTTGGGTTGTTTACCTGCGCTGAGAGCGTTGTAATAGAACTTGCCATTGCCGAATCATTAGTCGCCAGCGTAGTAAGCGTTGTGCTTATTGTTGAAACGCTCTGATTAAACGTTGATTGCAGAAGATTTATCTGTTCCGCAGTTGAACTTCTCAGATCAACGAGAGCGGACTGTATATCCGTTATTCCGGCTGTGTTTCCATTCAATCCAGCCGTAACAACACTAATCTTCCGTGCAAACGATTCGGATGTTGTTTGAAGGGTAGTCTGCCATGTCTGAATACTTGCGCCATACTTGTTTGCATAAGCTGCCAGTGAATCAAATAACGACTGAAGGCTGGTTCCGAGAATGTTTATCTGATTCAGAATGCCCAAAACAACAGGATCGTTTGCCGATACCGAGCTTGTCGTTGAGTTAGATGAGGAATTGATGGCATCTATTGACGTTTGGATGTTGTCAAGCTGATCATTTATCCCTGTCAATGCGTTCGTGAACGTCAACTGATCGTATTCTTTTGGGATATATGGCAGAATCATCGTGACCCTCGCTGAACAACATTTGCACGCAAAACTCCAATACTGAAATCAGCATCCGTAACACCATCAACACGAATAGCCATTTGCCTGGCAGTTACTCTTAAATCTATTTTCCCATTACTTACCTGATAAGATGGTGTGGACTGCATGGGCGTTGTTGGGTACATGGAGTATTTTATCGTGTAGGTCAGTTTATCCGCTCCAACTGTAAGCTCGTCCGGAATTAACCTGTCAACCATCATGACATTGTCTCCTTCCGAAATTTCATTTGGAGCTGACTGTAAATACGGGATTAACGAACCAATACCACTCGAACCGCTCAGTGAGCCATTCTCATGCTCATAAATGACTCCTGCGTCATCTGAAAGTATCGCATTATCAAATACTGAAGATGTGTTCCAGGCTCCTCGAGTAAGACTTCCAATACTCCATAGATTGTCTGTTATTGACCATACAACGTATTTGTTTGGTATGATTGAGGCCGTGCTCGAAAAAAACCACCAAACCTCATTATATTTTCCCTGGTATCCTCCAAATGTATAGGATTCATACCCTGGATAGATGTTGTTTGATATGAACCCATTTACAGGGTTATCTATCTGCATGTACTGACCGTTCCATGTGCCGATTCCGGTTTTGCTTAACCAGCAAAGAAAGTTTGGGGTACATACCACCGATCTGTTTGATAATGGCGAATCATACTTGTTTACAATGGTTTTTATGCCATAGACAAGCGTTCCTCCGACATAATTTACCCTGTAAACGGCTGAAGACGAGAAAATGTAAATATTGCCATTCCAGTTTACAGCGTTATTGATATCATCTTCGCCAGGAATTGAAAGGCTTCCTGATAAGGTCGTTGCAGTTACATCCCAGTTGGTATAATCCTCTCTATCTGACCACTGGATATTCCCTTTATTCCCAAGAGGACAGATTGCAAACAGGAATCTTTCGTCCGATGTGATACTCCATGACACACCATTTGGCGCATTTGGACAATTTGTAAGAATTGATGCTCCGGATGGAAGGATATAAATATTTCCATCACTTGTACAGCTCATTACTAGAGTTGTACCGAAGGAACTGAAAGCATATGCGTAGGCTGTTGGAGAGAAAAGAGCGCTTGGAGTTGTTCTTGCGCTGCCATAATTTCCTGTTCCATACATTCCAGTACCATAGCCGACCGCTGTAAGTGTTCCTGTTGTTGGTGGCGTAAATCCGGATGGCGTTATATCGGTTAATGTTCCGTCGTATCGGTAAACATTTGATGTTGTTCCGATTATCAGCACGGGCAACTCTCCTATGGGATAAGAGTAAAGCCCTATTATCTGACCAGATATTGTTCCGTTAAAAAGAACAGTCCATCCCCCAATAGGGTGCGCTCTGCTATTTATCCACCTGACAAGATTGCTGTCAATCCATTGGCCCTTGTTACTGTAATCAGTGCCAACCTTAACAAGACCTGGTGTTGGCGTTATTGGAACTAATGCCATTTATGCAGTCCTCTGCCATATATATACCGTTATAAAAGGTGGAAGATTCGCCCCAGCCGCTGATACTCCTTGAATATCGCTTGTCGCAGCATGCGTATGCGAACCGGCATTGCTGGTATTTGTCGTATTTGTGTTCAATCCCTGCACGGCAACACCTGCTCCGGAATTACCCTGAACCTGTCCGCCTGATGTAACGTAGTTGTAAGTATGGTAATGATCTCCTGCGGCTGTGTTGGTTATGCCGTGCTGGTGGCTTACAAGCACGGCATCCGTACTTCCTCCAGTTGCGCCAACAGACCCAAAATATGAACTTCCAGAACTATAACTCGCGATGAGCCTTCCAGTCCCATAGGCTGACCAAGTACCAAACCCAAGAAGCGTCGCGGGATTTGTTCCCGCCGAAGCGTTAAAATAAAGGCTTCCAACAGGATAAATTGTAGGCAAAATAGCTAAAGCAAGTCCTGAAAGACTTGATTTCCCTGATAAAATATTAAGTTCTGCCGCTGAGGATGTTATGGTTGTTCCTCCAACACTCCATCCACCTGAACCAAGGCTTACGGTTCCGCTTGCAGCGTTCAAGGTTTTTCCGGTTCCAACATTCAGGCTTACACTTGTTCCGGTCTGGCTGAAAACTGCATCAATGGTTGAAAACGCAGAATTAAGCTTTGTTCCCCAGGTGTCTTGACTTGATCCAACTTGCGGTTGGATAATTGAAATATTCGGGGTATAGGTATCACCCATCTATCATACTCCTGAATAAAAGTTAGCTGCCGTATTGATTCCGCGCCGAGATATCGGATAATCTGTTCTTAGTATTGCCATTTGGTCATGTTGGCCTTCGTGAGTCTGCACCAAATTCATTGCCTCATCAAAAAGCCCTTGAAATGTCTGTAATCTATCCTCACCAGACAAAAAAACCGCTGCCTGTGCAAGCGCTCCATAGAGGTAAACTTGCGGGTAGTTATCAAGTATCCAGTTGGACTGATTTGAAACAGAAAGGCTGTTTTGCGACCTATATCTGAAAAGAAGTTGATAAACGCCGCTAGCGTTGCAGTCAAAGGCGATTTTACCGTTATCAACACCCCAGAATGAAGGATATGTTGATACATTTGAGTATCCGAGCTGTTCTACCGGACGATAGAGAATTTCACGTCTTGGAGACCACAAGGTATACCATAATCCAATTGGTAGGTCATAATCCCAAGGGAGCGAAACATACCTGGATCCTGGAACTGTTGATAACGTCGCCTCGTTCTCATCGCTTTTTAATGCAAAAAGAATTGTCATCTTTCCTTCGGCAAGAGATATGAAGTCTACTATCTGGCTTGTCAGGTCTGAGCGATTAAGCCAATCAGCAATTGCGCTCTGCAGGTTGGTGTAAGTGTCAAGAGCCATTATCCATTATCCTTTAATACCTTTCCTCTCCTGTTTGACGGTATTTTTGGGTTTATGTCCTCTTCAGGCTGACCAGATATTTCCAGTTCCTCTTCTTGGTTGTTCACAATAACGTATTCTCCATCCGGCCCATTTGGCCAGATCATCTTTGGGTATTCCTGAAATTCCGGCATCTCTTTTTGTTTACAGGTTTAAAATACCCCACCGGCTTAACAGACAAACCGGTGGAGTTCAACGAAACAACTACCTATTCAGTCACCCTGCACGCATGCATTGGACGAACACCGGCAAAACCAAAGAGCACATCAACCCTTGTATTTTCAAGGTCATTCTTACCGTCTCCGAAGGTCATGACACGGACGGCAAACCCGTCATTGTTATAGGTGTAACCTTCGCATGATGCAAGTACGGGAAGCGGAATAAACGCAGCTGTGAACGCATCCTTCTGGTAAGTAAGGTTCTGCCGATATGCTGTAGAAGCTGAACCGACAAAGGTCACGGCTGCACTGTTTGCAGGTGATGCACTTACCGTTGCTCCTGGATTTGTAGAGCCACCGACTACAATTGATGGATAGATTGGTAGTGTAACCGTTGTTGTTGATGCTGTGGTGTTCGCTGTTACAACAAACTGCCTGAGCCAAGGCAATGCCGTCTGTGTCAGTGGGTGCACTGCATAAACACCAGCAATGGTAAATACTTGTCCGGCATTCCACGTGTTCCCGCTAGAAACACCTCCTACCAACAAGCTTGAACCGGTCTGAGATGCTCCTGATACCGCCACGCCTGATACCGTAGACCCGTTCGTGATGCTTGGTAATGCCGAAGTTTCATAGAAATCCAAACCCTGCAACCTTCCGAGGGAGCCCTCAAGATACTGCTCTCCAATGTCCTTCGTTGGAGTGAACAGAGTTTTTGTTGTGTCTGTCAACTCGTTATTGGAGTCGTGCGATATCAGAGCGTACCTGTCACTTGAAGGAGCAAGAACATCTCCAAGGCGTGACCTAGCATACCCCCACGTCTTGAACGCCGTAGGAAGAGATCCTGCTGTGCCAACAAGGTTTGGAACCAACGGAATTGCCTGACTGAGCAAGTTTGCGTGCACTGATGCTCCAAGCGTATTGATAGCTGGTTTTATGAACCTTTCACGATAATCTTCAATCTTCAGCACCTTCTCAATCGAGGTAAACGTAAGAGGAACATGAAGCTGGGTGTTGATTGTCAGGGTGACAGGAAGCTCTGTCTGTGCCGGAGCGCTTCCGCCTCCTGCGAATATGGATCCAGAATACACGACGTTGTCTGCAGGAACTCTGATCGTTACAGACGTTCCTTTCTTAATGGAGTTTATCGGAGTAAGAAAGTCAGATTCCCGAGCCCTGTTAATGTTTGTCAGGAATGGAACGGCTTCCTTAAGCATGACAGCCGCTTCGCGGGCGATCATCTGATGGGTAAGAATGGTATTGGCCATGATAAATTATTTTTTTTGTCGTTGCTTTTGTCGATGGGCAGTCCACTCCGCATCTGTCATGCGATCTTCGCTTTTTGCTGTTGCCGGAGCTCTTCCGGAAACGCTGGTAGACGGCTTTACATCTATTGCGGTGGGCTGCTTACTTTGTTTTGCTTTTTGAATAACCTGCTCCCCTAAATAGGCCATATTGAGCAATTTGATGGATCGTACGTCACTCACTTGCCCTAACTCGTTAGGGGTGAATCCGAACTTTTCCTGGGCAAATTTCGTCAACTCTTCTGCCTTTTTTGGGGACCAGTCAGGGATTTCTTTTTGAAGCTTTAGTCGCCCTTCTTCGATCTGCTTAGCAGTCTTCTGCTGCATTTCGATGGCCTGCTGCTGCTCTTTCTGACTCAAAGTTTGTCCTAGTGCAGTTCGCTGATCTTTGATCTGCTGATACTGCATCCATGCCCGCTGCGTTGCTGCCGGATCCTGAGAAGATGCCGCCTGCCAGTCAATCTTTTCAAATACTCCAAGTTGGTCATCAAGACTTTGGAGTTTTGCGTAATCAGATATATTGGCCTTCTGAAACTCAACCTGCTGCTGAAACTGCTTCTGCGCATCTTCGATTTGGTGGCGCTGCTCTGCGACCTGTTGAGTTTTCTGCGTATAGTCAGCATTCTTCATTAACGCTCCTTTGAGAGCCTTCGGAACGCTATATTTCTTCCCGTCTTCCCATTCGACCTCTTCGATCTCTTCTGCTGGTTCAATTGGGTTTCCGGATTCGTCGAGTTCAGGAGCTTCTCCTGTTCCCTCTATTTCGTGGTTATCGCTGTTGACTTCTACAGCATCCGTTACCGTTGTGTCTGCTGCTTGATTGGTCAATAATTCATCGGGCATGTTTACACTCCTTAATGGTTGGTGTTAATTGTTTGGTGATTGTGGTATTCGTGACGGGTTAATCATACCGTCATTTGATCTATTCGGAATAGGTATTGGATTTTGTTGATGCTGCGCGACAAGAGCAGCAATTTCCGGACGAAGCCCTTGTGGCCGCAATCCGCTTAAAGCTATCCCGTTTTGATTCTGAGCGGGAATGGTTTGTGCAATCGGCTGAGTCATTCCTGGGCCTGCACCAGGCATAATATTACCTGCTGTTAAAAGTTGTTGCAATGTCTGCATGACGAGCGCCTGTACATCCTCAGGCCCCATGCCAACTTGAACGACCTTTAGTCTGTCAGTCTCTGCGTTGTATGCGTCAATCTTTAACTTTTCAACGTCGATCGATACATCCATTTGTGCTGTTTGCGCTTTTTGTGTCAATTGCGCTACCTGCTGCTGCAACTGCTGTATTGTTTGTTGAGCTTGCTGCATTTGAGGGTCTTGCCCTTGCAACTGCTTAAGGGACTCAAGCACCTCATCAGCTCCAGGCCAATCAAGATTTTTAACCAGCGGAATAGCTAAAGCCGGAGCAGCGGACGGGATTGCCCGCACAAGATCTATCATCTGGTTAGCAGCCTCTTCTCTGCGCGTTGTGTATGATGGTCCTGTTTCGACTGTCAAATCATATTTTCCGGCTGACAAGTCAAAAACCTTTACATCACCGCTGGGAAGCGTAACCGGCCTGCCGAGCTGGACCGTTGACGGTTCTTTTCCGGATGGGCCTAGAATTCGAACCATTCGTTCGCCAGTGTATACTTTTGGTATCAGGTCAATCAGTATGCGGCCTGTATGACGTATGGCGCGGCTGACATTGTCGATATAATTAAACGTCGCAGTGTCTCCTTCGCGCTGCCTTCCAGTGATAGCAACTCCGGATGTTTCGTTTCCAGGCGCGCCCATCGAAGCGTCGAAGAGTCCTGTCACTGACTGAATATCGGCAGCGCTTTGCATCGCCTCTTGAATCAACCCTGCAGGAGGGCCTGCGTATGGCTGTCTTTCTGGTGGCACTTGACCGTCATACTGTATGTATGGGAATGCGTTTACGTTAGCAAGCTGCCACTTTTGCTTGTCACTGTCAAAAGCTCCAACAGGCCCGATGAACGGAGTTTTAGGGGATTGAAGAAGAACCTCAACAGTGGTTGACCTCGCGACATTGTATGACCTGCAAGGGTCTTTCATGTCTCTAACTATCCCTTTCCAGTACCGTTTTCCTTCAATATTTGCTTCCTGACCATAAACCGGACAAATGGGGATTATTGATCCAGCCCAGACGTTTGTCTCCAGTATTTCTGCGCCGGTTATAATGCGCTGCGTTACTTTATGAGACTTTACTTTGCGATCTCTCGTTACAGTTAACCCTATAGCAGAAATTATCTCTTTGTTGGATAGATACGTCTCCTCATCAAGTATTGTTCCGTCACTAAGCTGTACAATGCCTTTGTAATCTTCATCACGAGTCCACCACTCCGCGATCAACAAATCATCTTTTGCAACCCACGAGTCATTGTTTGCGTCATATCCGGTAGAGCTCCAATCAACCTGTTCAGCTTTTTTCCACTGTTTTTGAAAAGCCTCTTTTGTTATCCGCTCCACAACAAAAGCCACATTCCAATCGCTCCCGTCTGCCTCCTGTGAATGCGGATCTCCAAAAACTGAGAATGGGTTGTAGATCGGTTTTATGCGCAGATCAGTGTCGAAAGTGTCGTCATCTGAATCGACAATATCAACCATCCAATATCCAAACCCACCCGTTACACTGCAGTCCACTGCATTGTCGTATGCTATGTCAGCATTAGACGAGTACTGTATATTTTGTATCAACCCATTGTAGATATTGGCCGTAAGCGGGTCTGCTACATCATCAGAGGGATGTACTTTGATGCTTGGCTTATTTTGCCGTGCATCATTGACGATCTGATTAATGATCGCTGTCGTCTTGTTGATCGTAAGACAAGGTCTTCCATCAATCTCGCGTTGCCTTCTTGCAGATTCCGGCCACTGCTCAGCGAGTTTTGAAAACCGCATGTCATCAAGAGCCTCTGCGCGGTTATCGTGCTCGACATCCTCGCAAAGCTGAAATATTTTTTTTGCGTCCTCGATGAGCTGCGAGTCAGTAGCCATATATCCATAAGTTGATTTAAGCGAAAAATCAACACGTAGAGGAACTATTCCGCGCGATAAAATATTTTTTTTAAAATCATCCCATCCACCCCACAAAAGCACGCGAATAATCATCTTGTGGTAATCCTGTTGACGCTATCCTTAGCCCGGACATGATGGCGTACCGTGTGGCATCCATAAGATGATCGTTATCCTTGACAATGCGCCCCTTTTCGTCACGCCGGTACATCCGATACTCTTGCCGCCATTGCTGGCATGAGCGGAAAACCTTGAGTCTCCCAGAACTCAGTCGCTGCCAAACCTCATACAGGCCAGACTCCACTGCATTGTCTGCCGGAGTCAAAGACAATCCCAGGCTCCGGTAACTGTCAATCAGGCTGCTCCCGTCGTGCTGTGATCTGCCTCTTGCGGCAGGGTCGATAACCCCCTGCGTTACTTTGCGCGATCTTATCCCATCCGCATGTATTGCTGGCTCCGCTTGCCCCCTGTAGTACTCAGACCAGATATACGCGATATCGGCTTGCTTATCGACCGCCAGGAAAACAGCCGCAGTACGATTCCATCCGACATCAAGACCGTAGACTTTTGGCCAGTCCTCCGGTATTGCGAAATCATCGACAAAGACATCCGTTTCCGGCACTGGATATATCGCTCCGCTACCAATGTGCGGGATACCTTTTGTGCGGGCCTCCACGAGATGAGGTTCGCACTGTGTCAGCATGCGCTTTTTTTCCGCCTCAGTCAGATGGGGCGCATCATCCCATCCCGCCATGACGAGCCCTTGATCTCCTCTAATAACGACTCTCTCGTCACGGTACCCATCCGGCATGTACTGCATGACGATTGGTGTTAAGCCTTTAAGCGGTGTAAAGGTCTCTATAAGATGCCCTCCGGTTGTCATGAGCCTGATAATGCACTCCGATCTTATACCCTCTGTCGCTTCCTCGTCTAACCAGATGAGGTCTTTTTCCGTGCCCTGAAAACTCTCTCTGCCCTGTTCGTAGCTTTTAAATCCAATCTCTGACCACCCCCCAGAAACATGCTTGATACGTGCTGTGTCAATCGCCCCCGTCCCGTTTTGTCGATATCTAATTGTTCCTATCGTGTCACCAGGTATCAATCCTTCGCCGATACTGCCAGACGATCCCATGAGTTTGCGCTGTATGATCTCACGCACAGCCTCCATGGACTCTCCAGCCACCCATACTCGTACTTGAGACTGATATCTCTTACCCTCCCACCATGTCGGATATCTACCAGTGAGATGCACGGACACTTCATACGCCCCCGCACCCTCAGTCTTGCCGACACGATTAGCAGCCATAAAGCACCGTATCGAGCACTGAGAGCCGAGCCGAAAAAATGCCAGTTGTTGCTGATAGAGATCGCGCCTCAGGGTACCGGTATCGGGATAGTATGCGGCTATGCGGTTACGTCTCTTACGTCGCTCTATCTCCGCGGTAACTTTGATCAAAGTCTCTTTTGCTTCGCGCTCCGTCATATCTTGCCGCCCGCTTTGAGAGCTATGATAGCGTGATCGAGCATCTTATCGAGCTCATCATCACTCTTTGTCGATAGCGTTACATCAGCGCTTATCTGCTGCTTGTCCGTCCACATCGCCAGATGCTTGCCGAGGAGTTCTGCGCCCTTTAGCACTGCGTAGGAGTCATACTTATACACCCCCGTCACGTTGCCATCTTTGTCTTTGACCGGCTCAGACTGCTTGCAGCGCTCAATTGTGTCTTGTATCGTAGTTAGTACGTATTCGGCTGTTATTTGCGTCGATTTTGCACGCTCATGCTTGAGTGACTGAATCCTTTCAGTGACTATATTTTTTTTTAGCAGCTGCCACCCTATGATCGCATGGCTTTTTTCCGAGTATCCAGCCCGCAAACATGCTTGAGATGCGTTCAGATCGACAAGGTATTCCCT